ACGGGTCAGCTAGGTCCTACAGCGTCGGATGCAACAGTTCTTACATGTCTGGCTACGTCAAGGGTAAGAAGGTATCACTGAACAGCCAAGTCGGCTCAACCAAGCGAGCGATGATCGCTTAAACACCAACCGCCCCTGCGGGGGCTAGGAGACCAGTATGGAAAATGTAATAGAAAAGGCGCCGAGCATTCTTGAGCAAATCAAAGACGCACGAAGAGAAGCCCGAAAGCAGGTTAAGAAAACTGCGTCTAGGTCCTATCCATTTATCAAGACGGACGGATGGATAATAGCTACCACTACCAAGGCAGACATCGACAGAGATGTCGAGTATTACGAGGGTCCAGTCACAATGAGGGTCATTCGAGACGCAATCGAATGTGCGGTAAAGGACTATGGCGAGGAAGCCGTCGTCTTTATTGAGGGACGATACGATTACGCTACCCACATTAATACTAGCGACGAAAACTACGATTACGAGCCCGGTGAATACTGGACAGTAGATCTACTAAATTCATTGTAAGGAGCGCACCATGGAAATTATCAAAGGCAAGCCAATCCCACCAAGAACAGGTCGATCCGCCAAGTATGGATTCGTTTATTTTATGGAGTACGGCGACTGCGTTATCGTCAAAAACGATCTTGAGAAGCAAAAGATCTCCTCCGCGATTCGCAGTTCAGATCCAAAGTGCAAGGTTGTGACTCGCTCAGAAAGGGTCAATGGCGTTCGAGAGATTACCATTTGGAAGACCGAGGCATAATTTTTAATTATTTTGTCCAAACACTTGCACAACGACACGATATGTGAGACTATAGCAATGTAGTTAATCAATTGGAGAAAGTTATGGGACACAGGGTAGGGTATATAGCAGGCGCCGCCGAAATCGAAAACCCAGAGGCGTATAGCAACGCCATCAAGCGCAACATCATCGCCAACGCTCGTAAGACATGGTTTAAAACCGTGGAACGCGCTGACGAAATCGAAATGTGGCTGAACTGCAATGGCGGTGACGGCAGCAACAGTTTCGCTGATAGCTTGGGCAACGCGCTGAATGATTATGGCAAGCTTTCTCCAAAGCAGGGCGCGGCTGTCTTGAAGATCATTGACGGCAACATAGCCAAAAAAGCTGAGTGGGCGGCAAAGAGCGCTGCCGAGAGCGCTAACGCCGAGCCTATCGTGAACGGCAAGCAGGTCATCACTGGTGAGGTCATTACTGTCAAGACGCAGGAAGGCTACTACGGCGATACTTTGAAAATGTTGGTACGTGACGATCGAGGCTTTAAGGTTTGGGGCACCGTGCCTAGCGCACTGTCTGAAGCGGCCTACGAGGCCGAGACTACCGTCAACGGCAGTCGCGTTACCTTCTCTGCCACTGTTGAGGCCAGCGAAGACGATAACAAGTTCGGCTTTTACAAGCGCCCAACCAAAGCAAAACTGGAGGTCAAGGGTGACTAAGTACAACAAGAAGGCGGTCGATAAGGCCATCAAGAAAGATCCAAAAATCAAAGGCAAAGAGGCGAAGTTAATCCACGCCCTTTTGCGCGGACGAACCGCCCCCAAGGGGGCATAGGAGAAATTATGTTTCACGCTAAATGTTCAGATCCAACCAGCGGCACTACGTTCGCTGTACTAAACGGCTTCGATCCAAGCAAGTACAAGACCTGCGCGGGCGCCGCCAAGGGATTTCACAAGGCACTTAAAGCCTACGCCAAAAAGGCTGGCTATAACACCGACTACGGTCCGACCCTGAGATCTCCCAGCGAGGAGGCTGAATACACCGGCTCTAAAAACTGGTCGGTAACTTGGGAAGATGGCCCCTACGAATGGGGAATCTGCACTTCCTTTGATGTGACCGGAGACTGGGGCTTCACCGAGCCGTACTACAGCTTCGATCTTCACTTTGCTCCAAAGTAAAAATGTTTAGGAAAAATGGTCGGCTTTCGCTGGCCGTTTTTGTATGCGCAGTGGCATAACGACACGATATGTGCTACAATGTAGCTTAATTAAGGAGGGAATGATGAGCGTTTTAGTTGAAAAGATAAATGTTTTTGCAAAAAAGTATGGGGTTCCGCCCAATGTGGCAATGATGCTGCCAGCGATATTCAAGAATGCGGCAGGCAAGGTTGATATGGATGTTGAGGATCTAGTGGATGTTGCGACAGAAAAGAATGCAGAGTTGGCATTGTATTTGATCACGATTGCCGATAAGTGCGCAAACAGCAAGGTTGGGATGGAGCGTTGGAATGATTTTATTAACAACAAGGGAGAAGCGGCATGACTAGCAAACAAAAAGCACTGAACGACCTGTTTTTTGCATTTCAAGATTTTAGAAAGTGGGATACATACGGCATAGCCTTTAAATTGATGGACCAAAGAAAGGTCCGCTTAATCGATATAAAAGATGTGGCTGCGCAGATAGGTATTTCGCCGGAAGTTATAGAAATGCGGCGAAGAGACTGGGTGTCGTTATGAGTAAGGGGCATCGTCAAAGAAAGGCAGACAAGGCCAAATTTGATTCTAGTTTTGACAGGATATTTGGTAGTGCTTCTGACACCGAGGCCGAGATTCGCAAAGAGCAGGAGAGAATTAAGGCTGTCGAGAAGCGATGGAAGGACAGGCGCGACCGAAGAGAGGGGAAAGAATAATGGCAAATGTATCAGAAACAGCAAAGCGCAAGAAAGTTTTTGCTAATCGTGTTAGTAGAGTTTGCAAGGTGCATGACATAGAAATTTTGTATGACGGAGTGCCGAAGAACTACGCTGGTGTTGAGCTAATAAAGAATGGGACCGTACTATTTGCGGATCGCTCAACCAATGGGCGCCCCCTTAATATTAACTGGGAGCGGCTTTACACCGAGCTTGTGGACTACGGCTACAAATGCCGAGAGAGGAAAGCTGCATGATCAAGCCGTTAAAGCAAATCAACAATATTTACGGATACGTGCGCGTTTCCACGAAAGAACAGGTGCGCAGCGGGGTTTCTATTGATGTTCAAAGGCAGCAGATTAGCGAATTTGTGAAGGAAAAGTATAACCGCGATGTGACCGACTTCTTTGTCGATGACGGGATATCTGGGACCCTGCCAATACTTGAGCGCGGAGGATCAAGAGGGCTGACTGACGTTATAGATCAAAATGACATTGTTATTTGCACGCGATTAGACCGCCTTTCGCGCTCAAGCGCCGACCTTTTATCTATAATACCAGTGTTGCAGGACATTGGGATTACGTTGTTTTTCTGCGAGCAGTTTGGTGAGGTCCCAATTGTTTATCCAAAGCCCGAAGGTCAGAAGGGCCTGCGAAGCAAGTTTGATATGAACGAGATGGCCAATCAGATTATGCTGATGGTCCTATCTGCCGTGGCTGAGATCGAGCACTCCACGATTAAAGATAGGTTTGGAGACGGAAAAGTTGACTGGGCCAGTCGAGGATACTCAATTGGCGGCAGCGCCCCATTCGGGTATCGCAAGGAGCAGGAGAAGCACGGCAACAAGACCCGCACTCGATTAGTTGAAATACCGGAAGAACAGGAGGTTCTTTGTACGATTTATAGGCTCAAAGATAGGGGTCTTGGGCCTAGAAGGATAGCCAAGGAGGTCGCATCTTTGCATGAATGCGCTAGAGATATTAGTTACTCTAAAGTGCGCAGAATCCTAGACAGAAAATTTCAAGGTTTGCAACAGGTCGCGTAGGTGTATAATGGGATTAAATTTAAAAGTGGTTGGCGATGCTTTAGTTAAAATAAATCGCTCACTAGAAGAGTTGAGATGTTTGCTAGAGAACCAAGATATGCCTTACTCTGCCAAAATTTGTTTAAAAAGAATTAAAACGGACCTAGAGTCGGCGAAAGCTGATATGGGCGGTTAGCCGTGTCTGACTTAACAGGCTGGGGACGACAAAGCTGGGGATCTGGCGGTTGGAATGCCGCTGGATCAGTAGATATCACGGCACCCGCTGGGATGACAATTGGTGTGGGCGCCGCCGCGCCAAACACGACAGACATCAGCGGTTGGGGTCGAGAGGCGTGGGGCGATGGCCCTTGGGGCTCAACAATCCCCATCAATTTAACCTCTGCTGGCGCCATGACGTCTGGCCTTGGTGCTATTACGGTAGAACCGGGTAGTAAATTC